TATTGGATTCCGTAATGCTTGACATGCTCATCCGCCAGATACGCTTGAAAGTGTGCTGCGTTCCATTTTTCAATTGGTGTTTCGCTATAGTGCGCTGCCTTGCGTTTTCTTTTTGGCTTTTCTGCTGACGTTTCACCTTCGATTACAGCTCGCCATTCGTCAATTGCTTTTTCGTTCGTCATTCTAACGCCTCCTTTACGTTTTTAGTTATCGTTTTATATTCCGAGGTAGTTGCGATTGTTTTACGAATTAATTTCTAACGCCTTCTTTGCGACTGTTACTATATCTTCGTACCCACTTTCGTATGATAAACACGCTGCTTCTTCTGTAGCAACTGCGATTATATCTTCCAATTCTGCTCGTAAGCGCTCAACCTCAGCAACTAGTGCTGGCACATCTTCGCGGCTTGAAGCTCTGCGTCATCATTGCGTGAAATCTCGTTGCATATAACTGCTACGTGTTGTTGCGGAATTACTGGCGCTAAATATCCGTACTGTTTGCTATATCTCCACGGACCAGGCGTCGCCTTTAATACGCGCTCTTTGATTGCGTTTAGTTGTTCTGCATTCATTCGAAAACCTCCTCGATATCGACTGATTCGGAATAATATCCGTTTGATGCTCCGTACCATCTAATTGTTACGTAACCTTTTGCCGTTGCGAATTTATAGAACGTCCATGTATACGTATCCCAATCGTTCGAGCCTGTTTCCGTAACCCCCTCCGCCATTGTTACAGTGGATCCGATTAAATCGTCCAAGTCTCCGATAATATCTTCGATATATACCGATTCGCAACAGTCTTGTCGGTGGTACATACGATATTTACGTCCGTTTTCTAAAGTGAAATGTAATTCATCGTCACTCACGCGTTCAATTTGCGTGATTATCTGTCCTATTAGCCAGTTCATTTCGTATACTTGTGTCATTATGCGTTCACTCCTTCGATTTTTAATCCGTAGGCTTCTACGACAAATTCGACTGCTTCTGCTTTACCACGTCGGTATTCGCAACACTTTTCGTATGCCTTCGATGTTCTGTAATATTCTGCAACTTTCTCTGCTTGAGTTTCTTCGATTTCATATCCGAAAAATATAGCGTCTATTGCTTCTTCCTTCGTTAATTCTAAAAATATCTTACGATGCTTCGGATGTGACGAAACTTTCTCGTTGTCTAAGAAAGCGCATAACGGTCCTATTTGACATGTTCCACTTTTTAAAAACTCAATAGCCTCCGCAACCTCTTTCGATACTTTCACTTTATTTGCGTTAGTCATGCGTCAATTCCTCCGTTTCATTTCGCTTAATTTTCCCATCGTTTTAGCCGCCCTAGCTCCGCCCCTTACAATAAGTCATCTTCGCCTATTAAACGCCTAATCTCCCGTTTGAATGCCGAGATTTCATTGCGCAATTGTTCGAGACTCGTTGCGTCCGACTCCAAAACGTTCTGACGACGAATTACGTCTATTGCGTGCGTTACGTCCGAGCACCATTTCCAATCACGCCGTTCGATGCGCTTAGTTGCGTCCATGCCTGGCTTGAAATTCGGTGATAGCGTTGGATCGACGATGTGCTTACGTTGGACGATGACTTGAGTGTTATCGGATGTGATGCGGTATTTATCGGATATTTCGATGTTTAGCGTCATTTATTCGTCACCTCCGAGATTTACGAATCTCATTAACGCTTGAAACTCCGACTTCTTAATCGTAATTTCCCTATCCAGACTCTCTAGAAATAACGTTACCGATGTGTCGTCCACTAAGACTTTTAAATCCGGCGGATTCGAGTTGTCACTGTCCGCCCATATTGGTACGATTGCTTGAATTTTCATTTCGTTTATTCCTCCTTATAATTCCGTTTGATTTAGCGTCGAAACGCTTTTGATGATAAATACGTCGACTTGCGATTTAAAACCGTTTTTAGCCACGTTTATAAAGGCGAAATGAAGGCGCTATACTTCATGAGTCTCCGTCTTGCTATCGCCAACAAATTGATGTTCAGCGCCACATGATTCGCATTTGAATGTATGAACGCCATCTTGCGTTGTAAAGCTGAAAACGTGGTCACAGTTATTTTGATTACGTGTAACAACGATCATAACGATAAATACCTCCTTATTATCTTTGGCGTAATTCTTTTAGATTGCGATAATATCGATTATTGAATATCAGATATGGAGCGATAGCGACATAGAGGATTTATGCGCTAGCATAAAGACTCGTTAATATGTTTTATCTTGTTAATAATAGTTCTTGTTAAAGATAGTTCTTCTTAGTGTCAACACGTATGGTGTCGGTGGCTACGGTGTCGGTACTACTTGACATGGCTGAATATCTCGAGGCTACTGACGGATTTTACAGTATATCGAGAATTATCAAAGCGCCCTTTATCGCGAGCCTTCACGACTTCGACAACCGCCTGACCTTGCCATCTGTACGCTAATAAATCGTTTATATACTTACTGGCCGTTTGTCTACTGACGCCTAACCCTTTCGCTATTTGCGATTGCGTCGGATAACACTCGCCCTTCTCGTTCATATACGAGGCGATGACGCAAAGTGTCGTCCAATTCTTAGCCCCCATATCTGCGATCAGTCCAGTTCGGACGGCATCAACGTACAATTTTACGAAGATTCTCGTTTCCGATTTTCCGGATAATAACGATTGTTCCGTTTGTGATTCGATACTTACGAGTTTGGTTTCGGACACCTTAAGCACCTCCTTATTAAGGAATTGCGAGTTAAAATAAATATCATTAACACTTTTAAACAAAATAAGTCTAAATACCTACGAACTATATCGTAAAATATACGTATATAAGGAAATTAAATGTAATGGAGGAAATTAAGGTGAATAAAATTGGAAAACCGTGGTATAAACGCTGGCAGTTTTGGCTAGGCCTAGTTGTCGCTTTAATCGTTTTAGGAAACATATTGCCGGACCCACCTGACAATAAAAAGGAAGAATTAGTAAAGGATGATACGGAGGTATCTGCGAAAGATAAAGAGGTTGAAACGGAAAAGACCGTAACTAAAGAGAAGCAAGAGGAGCCCGCTAAAACGATTGCTCCGTTAACAAAAGACGAAGTTCTAGCTAATTTCAAAGTTGAGCCGTCAGTTGAACCGTTCATTGACGGAACATTTACTTTTGTAGGAAATCGCACAGACATAGCAGATTACTATTCGTTGGCTGACAATGATCGATTTAGAAACGCAAGCATCATTTTCAAAGACGGCCAAATAGCGCGAGTAAAGCTGATTCCTATCGATGATAAAAACGTTGATAAGCTATTCGAAGAATTCGGAATTACGGACGAGCCCCGCAAATTAAGTGGAGCAGCCGGCTTTTACGAAGTCGCACTAATTCCGAAATACTGGTCGCAAAATATCGAGAAATACCCATACGAACAAGATTAATTAGGAGTTGACGTTGATTGGCGATTCGATTCACATTAGCCGAAATTTTAAATAAATACGATATACAGCAAATACAGCTCGCCGAAGAATCCGACACTAGGGCTGCGACTATACATCAGCTCTGTCACGGAACAGTAAAGCGAGTAAACGTCGAAATGCTTGACCGAATTATACCCGCATTAGAACGTCTTACTGGCGCAAAACATTCGCTTGAGGACGTTATGATATACGTAAGAGACGATGAGGACGCCGACTAAGGCGTCTTTTTATTTATCGCCAGTAATCCAATTACGAATAGCTCGTCCAGACGCATGACTGCGCTCTTTCAGCCAATCGTAAAACGGCACAGATTTCGTTCCAGGCGGTTTTTCTACGGACTTCGACTTATGGTTAGGACGAGCTTTAGCGTTGTTAAATGCGCCCGTAAATGCGCCTACAATGTTATCAAACGATGTGCCTTCGACAGATGCTACGGATATATTCAGAAGTACCGTTTTAGCATAAATGAAATCAGTAATAGTAGCGTCTGAACCTACTCGTAGCGAGATTACATGAGCTTGCGCTTTGATAACGCTTGCCATCGGCATAGCTTCGATTAGCCGGAATGTAGCGACTTGATATTCGTTAGTTGCGTACTTTTCGACATATTGGCGTTGTTCTTCGATTGTCAACGGCTGTTCAGCGTCTTTTTGTACTTCTGATTTATTTTCTGATTCGCTTATAGGCGTCTCTTTAAGTTCTTTTACTTGTTTTTGTAATGGTAGATCGGAAAGATTAAGAGATAATGCGTTGTCAATTTTCGCGTCGTCAGCTACGTCAATTGTATTAGATTTTGAAACAATTTCGACAACTTCGTCAGCACGATTAAACACGTAAACGTTGTGTGTCTGGTACTTATTGCTACGTTCCTGGCGAATAATTGTCAGCAGATTATACGACGCTGCTTTACGTAACATCCGATCGAAAGTCGAGCGACTAACGCCGATCAACGCGTCCATGTGAGTAGCTGCTACGGCTTTCTGCGCTCTACACCAAGCCACACCAGCGATTGCGCTACCTGCGAATTTGCGTAATTTATTAAGAGCGATATATTCCGATTTAGTAAATACGGATTTAATCGTAAGCATCGCTTGTTCGAATTGATTATTGAAATCTCGCACACTATTAAACTTCGATAGTTTGTCGTAGCCACGTTCGTTAGCATAAGTAGTCATGTCGTCATCCTCCGTTAGGGAAAACGAAAAACGCCTGTATCGCATTTTACTTACGACACAGACGCTTTATTTCACTAAATTCGCTTTACATACACATAAATAGATGATATACTGTCTATATTATATATGTAAACGAAAAAGTCGGTAAAGTGTTGGTCGCGAGTCTCGATCGCGGTTGACGGTTAGAAGGTGTACCACCCCCTCTTAACACGCCGGCTTTTTTCTATTTCCGTTCATTTGTTTTGTTATCCACAACTTTACAGCGAAAAAAACGGAAATGCAAGTATAAATTTCATCTATCCCCAGAAGCGTATCTCGAAATATCGGGCTACGCTATTTTTATGATTTTATTAAAATTACGGTAAATCATACGGAATCAATTACGGTAAATTTTTTGGTAAGTGTTGCATTACGGTAAATTTGTGTTATAATTACGGTATAAAACAAATCGGAGGCGATTAAATGCAATTATTTGCGTTAGATTTAGGAAACCGTCAAGTTAAGTTAATGAGCGAAAAAGCTACAAAAGTCCTACCTAGTTATTATGTCAACGCTGCGGAATACGGAAAGCGTGATGTATTAGCGTTAGTTAAGAAAGA